ATAATATTATGCCACAAGGAAAAGGAACATACGGAAGTAAGGTAGGTCGTCCATCTAAAGCTGCTAAGGCTAAGGGAGTAAAGAAAAAAGCTATAAAAAGGAAGGGTAAATAATATGTTCATGCCAGCAAATCCATCAGATCCAAATGCAGAATTTACTAGACGCAATAATACAGAATGGGTAAAACGAAAAATTATCAAACAAGATGGCACTAAAGGGTATTGCTCAGATCATAGGCAAGAGACTGATCCATCTTGTTGGCAAAAAAAGAGTTCTCGGCCGATAGGTGAACGCAGATCATACAATCCTGGTCGTAGGTTTGCAGGAGGAGCACCTCGGGTGGGAAATATGCACCGACCACACAGCTTCACTATTGGGCGTTTTTAACCATGAACAGAAAAATACTCAGCGTCGCAAGAAAACTTGAGCAAGCATCTAAGGCTCACGCTGGGCAAGCAAAAGTTCTACGCAAAATTGTAAAATCTAAAATGTCTAAAAAGAAATAAAGATAATTAATATGTATACTAGAAAACCAATAAATAAAGGTAAATCAGGAAAAGGTTCCTGTGGAGAAAGAAAAGGTTGCGGCTGTAAAGACAAAGGATAATGCCAAAGAAAGCAAAGAGTGGAGGTAAGATATGCCCGGAAGGTAAAGCCTGGGCTAGACGTACGTTTGACACGTATCCGTCCGCCTATGCGAATATGGCTGCATCCAAGTATTGCAAGAATCCTAACTATGCAAAGAAATCCAAGGGTGGTAAACGTAAAAGAAAGTAATGGCTCAGTTAGAACAATGGAGAAAACAGAACTGGGTAAGGATTGGAACTGATGGATCTATCAAAGGACCTTGCGGAACGTCGAAGGATAAGAAAAACCCTGACCGTTGCCTCCCTAAAAGAAAGGCTCTTAGTCTTACGAAATCGGAGAGAGCAAGCACAGCTAGAAAAAAGAAAGCAGCAGGAGCCAAAGGAAAAACAGTCGTAGCAAATACACCCAGAGCAAAGGTAAGAACTAAATGAGGAAGGAACACAAAAGTAAAAAGGGAGGACTCACGGCGGCTGGTCGTGCTCACTTCAAGCGCAAGACTGGTGCTAACCTCAAGCCCCCTGTTACTGAATCTAATCCAAAAGGCAAGAAGCTAGCTAGAAAGAAATCATTTTGTGCCAGGATGTCTGGCGTTAAGGGTCCAATGAAGGACGAGAAGGGAAGACCAACACGCAAGGCACTTGCATTGAAGCGTTGGAAATGTTAATTTATAAATAACTATGGCTAGTACAACTGTAAACTTTAATTTAAAAACCGCTGGTTACGCTAACTACGCTAATCAGACGTTAACCTTTACCCTTCTTAGTGCGGGTGCTGAGGCATCCTCTGGAACTCAAGACTATGTTGTCTTACCTGGGACTGTAACAGCAACAAGTGATGCTAATGGTGACGGGAGTGTAAGTCTATTCAGGAATGGTAAATCTGGCATTGATAGTGTTTATGAGGTAGTTTTTCCAAATAGAGAACGAGCTAAATTTATTATACCTGCAGGAAGTTCTACGATAGAACTTGCTACACTTATAGTAGATAACGTGCCGAGTGGGTCTTCTACACAACAAAGTTCTGTTTATGATAAAGCTATTCAAAGAGCTAACCATACTGGAACGCAGACCATAAGCACTATATCTGATGCCGGAACAATAGCTTCCCAAAACTCTAATGCAGTTAACATTGATGGTGGGGCTATTGATGGAGCCGTGATTGGTGCTAACTCCGCAGCTGCTGGAACATTTGCTGCCCTAACATCTGCTGCCCTAACATCTACCTCAATAAGTGTATCAGATGGAGATATTACTAATGTTGGTAACATTAACTGTGACACAATTTCTTCTGATGATGCCTCAACTGGGCTAAATGTTGTTTTTGATGGAACTGACACTGGGGATAACAAAATTACTCTTACGGACAATCTTGCTAATGCTTTAGATATTACTGAGTCTACAAATAGTTATTTAAAGTTTACCACCACTAACAGCGGAGAAAAGGTAGTAATTAGCAAAGACTTAGACATATCTGGTACAACTACGGCTGCTGCTGTTACTGGAACTACTATTACTGCTAGCACTAAGTTTGCGGGAGCCATTGATGGAACAGTTGGTGCTACTACCCCTGCTGCCGTTACAGGAACTAATGTATTAGCTACTACGACGTTAGGCTATAAGGCTGGTAGTGGTGGAACTGTTACTCAAGGAACAAGCAAAACTACTGCCGTTACCCTTAATAAAATAAACGGTGAAATTGTAATGAATGCCGAAGCGTTGGCGGATGATGCTACTGCTGCATTTACATTGACTAACAGCACAATAGCTGCAACAGATGTTGTTATTGTTAATGTTGCTAGTGGTGTTGCGGTAGCTGGATCATATCAAGTTACTGTAGGAGCCGTAGCTGCAGGTAGCTGTAGCATAAGTGTTTTAAATGTAAGCGGAGCTTCTAGGACCGACACTATTAAACTTAACTTTGCAGTAATTAAAGCAGTCGCATCATAATGGCAGTATATCACAGAACTCAAAGGCTTCAAATCTACGGAAATAAACCCGAGGTTGAACAACTATTTGGCAATCGTTACCGAATGACCGTTCGTTGCATAGCCAAGAATGATACTGAGGCTTGGTACGACAAAAACAAAGATCAGATATTTGCCAACTTTGGAACATTGTATGATGCTGAAATGTCTATTGACGGCATTCCTTCTCGCACCGGGGAGGCTTATAGCAATATGGCTCTAGTTAAGAACGAGGCATCTTATACGCAAACGGGGGAGTATGTTATTTTATTTACATATGAAACTCTTACAGACCAATTCGTACAAAACGTAGCCGACAAGGTAGACTTTGAGATTAATGGTTTAATGCGTATTACTAGATCGGTCGTAGCATTGAATGGATCAGAATATTCTAAAGAAGTTGGTACTGGTTCATCCATAACAAGCGTGGGTCATGGAGCATCAACAGACCAACCAGTAACTCTTTACTTGTCTCGCGCCCTAGAAACTTCCAAAAGAGATTACGAGGTTGGTTACGTAGAAGTAGTTGAAACCTGGCTTCAGGCAGGAATCCTTAACAGGGGAACTGTGGACATGGATGATGGTTCATTGCAACAACGGGTTACTAGTTACTTGGCAGTCGAGCCAACAGCTCTTGGCATTGTTACTAGAAGAGACACAGGATCATTTGAGGGTTTATCCACTTTTACCGTTACTGAAATTTTAGATTCAACTGGCTCTGCTTTATCATCAACTGAACCAAATTTAGTAAAAACAACATCAAGCATTTCAAGTTTTTCTGTACCTGGCCTTGTTAGTCTAAGAGAAAACGCAAACACAGAATTTACTACGGAGACCGATGGCACTATTCTGGGAAATAATTATATTAATTTTTCTTTTGATCTAAGGGGTCCAATTGACGTTTCTTGTCCTACTCAAACACTAGAGTATTTGCAAACCGAAAAAGAAATACAAAGTGCTGATTACAGGTTAGGTAGTGCAACTGGTCTGTGGAGTCCAGGAAGCTGGGCTAGTTCTAGAATTACCGGAATTGATAAAAAAAATAAACCGTTCAGCGTATCAAAGGCATATAGAGGGTACAGAGCACCAGAAAATTTAATAAGGTTTGAGGAAGACCCTGTGACTGGAAGTAAATTTGCTTCAGGATTAGAGCGATATATCTCGTCTCCTCGATCATTAAGTAATGCTAGTTCAACTGGGAGGAGAATGACTGTTTTTATAGATGGTTATCAAATGGCTAATAAAATTCCACCAATCATTGAAATAGGGGGAGGTCCAGAAAACCCTGTAGGAAAAAAATATGTAACCAACATTACAATTCAACCAGATTTTAAAGATATAGATGGAGTCGTATATTATAGGAAAACAGTAACGGTTAAAGATGTAAAGGGAGATGCTGTAGATGACGCTTCTAGTGGGGATTCGACGGACAATAAGCTAGCCAGTTATACCGCTGATGCCGTAACTGCAGTTAGCAATATTACTGGAGGAAGCACAACAGCCCGGACGTTAGAACTAGACGCAAGTTTATATTCTGAAGAAGATGATTACTACCAAGGGGCATTGCTTGAAGTGTATGCTAGAGATTTAAATAGTACTAATGCCTTTAAAGATCTTCAAAGATTTATGGTTAGTGGCTATAACCCAGAAAGCAATAAAATTTTGCTAGTTAACAATCTTAATGACAATCAGGCGGCAGGTCGTTACAGGTCAGGGACAGAATCTGATATTACTAACTATGATTTTGCTAGAATAAGACTGTCTAGATACGACGTAAATGGAACTGTAGTACATAACAAGAGAGCGACCAGCAGCTACCGTAGCATTACAGTTACGGGAGAGTTTACGCCATTTAAACAACAGCGACTAGAATATGATGGATCAGTCCCCCCCCTCAACTACAATATTGATTATTCAGGATGGTCATTAAGAGTTGGTATCCATGATTTTCCAATAATAGTTCTTGTCGCAGATAGGAGGACCAAGAGTAATATTTTTCGGATTGCTACCACCAGTCTTTCTCTCGCAATAAATGCGGGTGATACTTTTACATTAATACCGCCCGTAACATACACTTGGCCTACCCTTTAATATGCCAGTAACTGACAAACAAAGATTTTTTCATAATGCCGCGAAAGAAGGTGAACGCTTGGATCAGCAAGCAAGAGAAAGAAATGCACACGATCGACAACGAAGACGACAAGAGGATCGAGATTTCGATAACTCCATAGGTGAAATTGAGGACAGGTACAAAGAAGCTATAAATAACGCAACTGACACGAGAGATAAACGTGACTTAAGAAAAGAGCGAGATCAAGTAATTAGAGACGCGAACGAGAGAAGGGAAAAACAGGATAATCCAACAAACAGAAATACAACTACCGACGATGACTCTACAGACACTACTGGCAGTTATCCAGAGAATGGAGCTGATGGATCACCGGGCGGTGGCGAAGAGTCTGGAACTTTTACCTTAGACATAGTCAAAAGCGACAACACGGCTGGAACAGCAACCTTTAGTGGAAGCGGAGTAAACTAATATGCCCAATGCCATCCTAAGAGCAGGTCCATTCGCAAGTTCATCCGACTCATTTTTAAACGAGCAAGACCCACTTATTGTTGGTAGCTTTGCTAATGTCAGTGTTTATCCAGTTAATTGTGCTAATACAACTTCTTCATCAGCTTGGCCTTGGAGGTATAACGACGTTCTTAGTAAAACTTTAACTACACATACTGGGTGTGAATCTACTCCAGGTGGAGATTCACCTACTGAAAGTTCGGCAACCTCTAATTCTGGATCAGTAAAAACCGCCACTGGTAATTTTTCTGCAAGCAATTCGGCAAGTTCTAATCGAGGGACTACAATAGTAACAGGGTTAAGCTTTGCTTATCAAGCAACGCAAAGTTTTCAAATTAAAATAACTTACAATGGTTTAGCTTCAGCTAGTGCTGGTCAGGTAATTGACACATCTAGCAATATACAATTTCTTGACAACACGACTGGAGAGAACTTTAACGGTTTTCCTAGTTTAAGTGGCTCGTTAACTAAGACGCTGCCCGCATCTGTTGTTCCTGCTTATTATTCTGTTACATTAGAAGTGAGTATTGTCATTGAGTTCCCTGACGATATTTGCATACCAAACACTGGAAGTGCCAATGCCTCTGCGACTTTAGGTCTTGAATTTTTATAACAACTAACCCCTTACCCCCTATGGTATAATAGGACTAACCCCTTCATTTAAAACATTAAAACATTAAAACATTAAAACATTATGGCACTTAGAGTTGGACAATCAGCAGAAGCAGATCGCTACAGACCTGGAGGAAGAAATTATCGTGGTCCCGTCTTTGGACAACAACAGCAATCTTCGCCGCTTGAACTAAAATATTCTATTCCAACGGGTGGATTCATGGGGCAAAACCAAATAGGGGGACAGTCTAGAATTAATGTATATAGAAGACCTGAACCCGAACTTACCCCTGAGGAGCTTGAGGAACAACAGTTTAAAGAAAGAGCAGAGCGATACCAGCGAGATGCGGCTGAATTTCAATTAGCTCAAAGAGAAGCTGAGTTAGAGCAATCAAGGCGTGATCGACAAATTCAAGAAAACAGAGATCGTAATGCTGCTCGCCAAATTGCAAATAGAACTTATATGCTTGATGGAAGACCAGTTAGTGCTGAAGAAATGAAAGCTGCCTCTGGCAGATATTTGCCAAATTATACAACTCTACCAGAGGTAACTCCCGAACAACAAAGGGCAAATTCTTTACAGCAATCTTTAAGTCAATTTGTACAAAACCCAATGCAATTTTTATTGGGAGGCGGTCAAAATGTAGGAGAATTGTTTAATTATATAAGTCGAGCAAATCAACTGTACGGTCTTACTGGGCAAGAAGGTAGTTTTATGGACTCTCTTTTTGGTCAATCTGGGTCAATACCAGTTAGAAGCCAGGGCAAGAGAGTTGGCTCTTCAATGAATCGGGCAACTGTGCCCAACAAGAATACTTTCTCAGCTCGATAACTACTAATTTATTATGGCTATTAACTACAATCCATTTTCACAATTCAACGTCGAGCCTTCGTCGTTTAGTTTACCCGCAGGTATGACTATGAACCAAGCGGCTACTACGAACGCCATGATGCAACCAGTTTCTCTGCTAGGTCAGCAGAGCTTTGGTGCGCCTCAGCAAGCCTTTCAGTTTGAAGAAGAAGAAGAAGATTTGTTTGAAAGAAATTTATTATCTGGATTAGCTAGCGTCGGTGCTGCGTTAAATAAACCAAGACAAACACCTGGTGGATTGTTTGGATTAGGATCAGTAAATATTGGATCACCTGTTCCTATGAATTTTGGAACACCAGATTTTAGCAACTTAGATTTAAGTGGAGTTGATTTTGAACCATTAGTTGAATCATCGTTTCAATCTCCAGATAATTTTGGAGTAGATACTAGATTTTCTGGCGGTGTTGGTTCTACGTTGGGTAATTTATTTTTTGATAAAGTTGTGCCTGGTACTATTAATCTTGGCAGAGATGCAGTAAACTTCTTTACTGGTGAAGACATTTTTTCTAACTCACTGAAGGGGGCAGGCGAAGTCAATGACCTTTCTCAGTTTTTAAAAAGCCCAGAAGTTTCTGATTCAATGAAAGCAGAATCTCTTTCTAGATTAAACGAAGAGGCTCAGTCTGGTTCTCCTCAAGCTAACTTTTTAAATGCAAGAGCACAGGGCGTTTTAACGCCAGAGCAAATTAATGAGGCTAATGCTTTTGCTGCAAGCATGGGAACTACGTTTGATCCAAACCTTGGTTACAGCAGAACTCCGTTTTTAGAATCACAGGAATTTGAAACACCTACAATAAATTCTATACTTAATCTTCCCGCAGGCGTAGGAGACTTTGGTATGAAAACAGACGCACAAGGTCGTATGATCTCGCAAGGAGATGACAGATCTGCGTTTAATCAAGCTTCGTTAGATAGACTAGCTAGACTAGAGCAGCGTGATGTTCGCCCTGGTGAAACCCTACAAGAACGTGACACACGGATAGCTGACTCTCGCACCGAGGGAACAGACAGAGGCGGTGAAATGTCCTTTGAAGAAGCTCGTAAGTTTGTTCCAAAAGGGGCAAGAGAAAAAACAAAAGATTATAACGCACGAGTTAAGGCATTCCAAGCTCAACAAAACAGTGCTATAAGTCAACTCAAGGAACAATACGAAGAGTATAGAGTTGAAGGTCAGGTTCTTAACAACAAAAGAATACAAGCCTACACAGCCCAGTATCAACAGACTGAACCTGAGAAATTCAGGGAAGTAGTTAAGGTTGCTCAAGAAATGTTAAACACCAAAGTTGACGGCAAGCCTATTTTAGAGGACGAGGCTCAGGCAGCTATGTATATTATTCAACAAATGGGAGGAAAGGTTTCTGAGATATTTGACCCAGTCGTAGGGTTTATGAGAGGCGATGATGATGGTGGCAAGAGCAACACCAGTGGGGCTACATCAATAATGATGCACCCAGACGGAGTTCAACGAAGAAATGTTCCCGTTGAACAAGTCGAGGAAGCAAAAGCTGCTGGATATACGTTAATATAATGGCAAGAGAAATACCTGAATTTGGAACTCCTGTTGGGGAATTTTTAGAATTTGGAACTCCCGTTAAAGAATCTACTCAATTTCAAAGTGATTTTTCTAATGTTCCTGAATTTGGAACTCCGCTTGATACACAATGCCCTACTGGATATACCCTAAATAATGATACGGGATTATGTGAACTAACAGACCCTAGTGCTGGAGACATTGTAAAGGGTGTAGGCGTAGAGGTAGGAGCTGGAATTGGTGGCTCTGTTCTTGGTGGCATTCTTGGTGGCGCATTAGGCTCTGCGTTCTTTGGTATAGGAGCAGTTCCGGGAGCCGCCATAGGAGCTTCTCTTGGTGGAGCAACAGCTTCATTCTTTGGTAGCCTACTTGCACAAGACATCGAGGGGCAGGAAGATAAGTCTATGGGTCGTGCTATAGCAGCAGCAGCCATTGGTGCTATCCCTGGGGGCGTAGGCAAGGGCATAAGGGGAGGCATGACTCTGGGTAAGGTGGCAGGTAGAGAAGCCGCTAAAGGGGCTGCATTTGGCGTTACAGACGCTACAGCAAGGGCTGTTATAGATGAAGGCCGTCTGCCCACAGCAGAGGAGCTAGCTCAGTTTGGTGGAGCAGGTGCGCTGTTTGGTGGTGCTCTTGGTGGTGTGACTACTAAGATTGGACAGAAGTTTGCGGGTAAGACACCACAACAGATAGATGATGCTATTGCTAGAGAAGAGATTACGTTTAAGGATTTATCTTTTTTTCCAGATCAAGTGCAAGCTAAAGGACCCGCCGCGACACCTAAGGTCGATCCAACAAAACCTATAATAAAATTCAAGAAAGATGGAGTTCCTTACAAGATAGAAGGGACATATATTCGTTTTGGGAGACTACCTCCAAGTGCTTCTGAAATCGGAAATACGGGCAAGCAGGAAATAGGACATTCAGTTTACTCAGCATACTTCGACCCTAAAACTAAGAAATATATAATTCTAGATAATCCATACGAGAGGGGCATTGCAACTCAGGATGCTTTAATTGCTTCAAATAAAAAAGTCTATGAAGTAAGTGGAAAGAGAATAGGAAAAGGGAGCGACGGAGAGCCTCTTCTAGATGTAGCAACATCTAAACAAGTTAAGGAAATTAATCGTTCAGACGTTGTCCTCAGGGATGAACCCTTTCAAGATATTAATTTACAAACTCTAGATAAAGAAGCTGGTTTCAATATGGATGACGCTGTAATGAATTTCCCTGAAGGATTTAAACTAGCCGATTATACCTACAAGAAAAATGATGATGGTAGTTTTGATATATTTAAAGATGGTAAGATTGTAGATGATGAGTTACGGCTATTGGGGCGTTCAAAGATTTCAAATGAGTCAGAAGCCAAAAAGTTAATAGAGCATAATATTGACGAAGACCTTATTGATTTTAATATAGCACAACCCACCGTTGATCCTGCCCTTAAGGGAATAGTAGAAAAAACTATGCTTCGCAGCATACAAGAAACTAAGGATGGAGCAAGGAGCAGGGCAGCAGCACAAGCTCTAACACAGCCCCAGGCAAACCTTGGAACTATGGGCAAGATACTAGCCTCGGTAGCACCCTCTAAGTTCGTAGGAACAAAGGCTCAACAAGCAACCATTGATTTCTCTAGAATCATTAAGACAGCGGAAGAGATTTCTGGTAGGATTGGAGCCAAGACTGCAAGAGCAATAAAGAAAGATCCGTCACTAGAAGCACCTATCAATAAGTTCTTAGATACTGGTGAGATGTCGGACGATGTAGCTAAGGTTCTTAAGGCTGATCTAACAAAGTATGATGAGGCTCGACAAGCTTTGCAGAAGGAAGCCATACAGCTAATTGATGACGGAGCATACAAGTCCTTAGATGACGAGGCCAGAGAGAAGCTAAGGCAAACCATTAACGACTCAATGAACTCAAGCCAGCGTTATGCTAGGAGAGAGTACGAGGCTTTCTTAAACCCCAAATACAAAGCCGATCCAAAACAAAAACAGCAGGCTCGAAACGAATTAATAGCTTCTTTTGTAGCAAAGGGAGACGATAATAAAACTGCTTTTGCTAAGGCAGAAGAGCATCTTGACTACCTCGAAAAGAATTTTGCGTCTACTAAAAAAGAAAATCCAACAGCGTTGTTTGGGGGCGGAGTCGATTCTGTATTTAAGAAAAGAGGAGAGCCTGGTGAAGCAGAAAAGATTTGGCTAGGAGAAATCAAAGACCCCGTAGAGCGCATGAGGGGAACACTAACTGGCGTTGCTAAGTCAGTAGCAAGAGAAAGAACTAATGTCATCCTAGGCAAAGAACTAGTTGATGCTGGCATAGCTTCTACCACCAAGGCAGATAATGAAATGGTTGAGCTTGTGCTGCGGGGAACAGGCAAGGAAGGTTCTGGATTATTTGCATATCCACAGGTTCAAACAGCACTCAATGAACTGTATGTTGGCAATGGCTCTGAGAAGATGGACAACATATTCCTCAATGGTCTACAGGATTTATACAGGGCAGGTGTTGGTTTGTCCAAGGGGGTAAAGGTCTTATTAAATACTGTATCCTATCCTGTTAACGCATATGGTAGTGCTACTAACCTCTTGGGCATGGGAATTAATCCTTTTAATAAGGCAGGACGTGGCTTTCGCTTGGCACTAGCTGACGTTCCCCTGATATCTCGCGCTTTAGAGGGTCTAGAAAATACTCCGAAGGCTCGCAAGGCGTTTCTAGACGAAATAGAAGATATGGATAAGTATGGCATTAAAAATGCCAACATCCTAGAATCAGACATTCGATCAACCCTGGACTCAGGGCCATTCTCCAAGTTTTTACAAAAAGGACTAGACCCATTTGGTAAAGCATATCAAACAACTGATACGGTAGGCAGGTATGTGGGTTGGAAAGCCAACCAGAACACCGTGCGTAAGATGTTCCCCAATGCCAGCGACGAGGTGGTCAAGAAGCAGGCTGCTATGATGATCAACGACACTTATCAGAATTACGATAAGTTGAGCAATGTAGTTCGCACCCTTTCTCGTTGGGGTGTCATGCCACAGTTTGCATCGTTCACGGCTGAGTTTGCTCGGAATCAATACAACCAAGGCAAAATGATTGCTCGTATGATAGCAGGAAACTTTGGTGAAGAGTTTGGGGAACTAGGAGCAGCTAACGTAACTCGCATGAGAGTTGAAGGAAGCAAGAGACTTGCTTTTTTACTTGGTGTTTACGGAGCTACCTATGCTGGAATAGAGGGAGTAAAGGCTGCCTCTGGAGTAGACAAGAAAAAAGAAGAGGCACTTCGTGACGTTGTATACGCACCTTGGGATAAGAATAGAAACCAATTAGTTAAACTAGATAAGGGAGGGCGCACAGGTTGGGTAGCCAACCCCAGTTATGTAGTGCCGCACGCTCTTGGTTTGTCTGCCCTACAGGCTGGTTTGAGCGGGGACAGCGAGCAGTCAGTCATTGGACTAATGGCAGAAGAGTTTATAGGAGAAGGTTCCTTCGTCTTTCAATCAGCGTATCAAGCATTGGCTAACCGAGACGAGCGAGGTGAACTAATATCTAAGGAAGTAGACAAGTTAGATCAAGCCAGAGAGCGTTTGGGATTCTTCCTGACGGAATCATTTAGACCTGGGTTCAGCAGGGAGCTAAAGAAGCTAGAGAAGGCTCGTCTTGGTAAGGGTGACCTCACACTCAAAGAGGTTGGGGCAAGACAGTTGGGAGCACGTATCAACCCGTTTGACGTGGGTGAGGCTGCAATGTTTACAATTAGAAACACCAACACTTTATCCAATGAGGCCAAGTCAGACTACAATCAGTTATTAAAATTTGGAGAGCCATCAGAGGCACAGTTAAACCAAGCTTACGAAAAAGCTAACAAGATTTATTCAGACGCTTTTGCCGCTTTGTCCAAGAACAACGAGAGTTTGATTACTCTAGGCTACGACGAGAACGAGCGCATAGAGATATTCAAGAACGCAAAGGTTTCGTCTAGGAGAGTGTTAGAAATATTAGACAACTCTCCATCAGACTTACCAAGGGCATTAAAGAAATCTACATCTGACATATACAACGAAATGGGTGATACCATGCAGCAGAAGCGTAGCAACATAAAGAAGGAAATTCGGAAGGACCCAATCGTGGGAAAGAGGCTAATGAATATGTGGATACGCGAGCAGAAGAATGCAAGCAAGGGGTTGAACCAGAAGGATACTTTGATCCGGAACATGGATACAGATGAGAAGGTAGACTATCTATCTAAGAACCCAGGCATGATCAACGACTTTAGGCGCAAGGGTCTTCTATCTGACTCCGTGCTTCAAGCACTAAGAATTAGGGGAGTCCTGTAGGGGACAATAAAAAAGCCCCCCAGTTACCTGGAGGACCTTAGTTTGTTAGCGTCGTGGTTTGGAAGGGCTGGCTAACGGCAACCCCTTATAATAGGTTGAATACGACCTTATCCGGAGCACTCACGACTTACTCTTTTGCAGCTGAGACACTAACAAAGTTATTCTCGCTCCTCTGCGTTAGACAGGAGGCGATGCTGGAGCATATTAACTTTATTCTTCAAGTTATCTATGTCCTTGTTTAAAGTTTCATTCTGTTTGGTCAGAGCTTCACACGATCTAGTCATGGCCTCTAGCCCTTTAGATAGAATGTCTTCTGAGTTAATCTTGTAAACGGATTGGGTATTGGTTGTCTGCATTTATGTTATGTTGTGTGAAATTAGTTTCCATTGGTCAGCGTCTCTCTCTAGCCACTCAAACAGATATACAATGTCCTCGCTGTCTAGTGGTTCGTCAGACTCAAGGTAGTATATACCTTTTATGTCTGGGCTTCTGCCTCCGGGCTTGTCGGCTTCAAACTCTACAGTGACATCAGTTGTGTCACCATAGATGTTGTCCATTTGTATTTTATGTTCGTAGATCATAGTTAGATAAACATTGGTTCAAAGAAAGCAAGCTTAGGAGAGTAGACAACACCGCAACCCAGCACTGGTCGAGCAGCGTATATACGTCCGTAGTTCATGGCAGGGTGACTATGGTCTACACCACAGCCTACGTTCATGCCGAAGACAACACCGTCCTGGTTGGCGTGGTAGTTGATACCAGCCTGTGCGTGGAGGTGACCCATGACCAGAGACTTGAACTGAGCCTGAGCGTTCTTCAGGGCTGACATCTGTCCTCCCTTTTCTTTGTCTCCGTGTCTGTATATAACATTGTCAATCACTAGATCAGTAAACCTAGGATGTATTTCCCATCCGTCAAGTCCCCATAATGTTTTGAAGTTAAGTATTACTTCTGGTGGTAGTCCAACACTATGAGCCTTACGCTCTGGTAGAGCGGAGTGATTACCGATAAGGTAGTCTACCTCAGGGAACGCCTTGTGTAGTGCTCTGACCTGCTTAGAAGCCGCTACAAACTCGTCTGCTGCGCTAGGCATGGATGGGTCTTTCTCGTGGAAGCTGATAGCATTCCAGTCTACCAGGTCACCGATGTGAACAACACGTGTGCACTTGTGCTTGTGGAAGATAGAGATTAGGAAGTCAATGTAGCCGTGGTGCATGGCCGGGCAGTGAGTATCAGCTATGACAAGGACACGCTCGTTACCCTTGGCGGCAGGGACAGTAGCTTTGTATCGCCTAATCTTAGAACGCACAGCTTCTGCGGTTGTATCATAGTCTTCAGCGATTTGATGGTAACTAAGACCTTCTAAGTAGAGGTCGTAGGCTTGCTTCTGAGTTAGGTGTTCTTGTGTCATATTTATGATAGTTAGTAGGATGGGTTAACTAAATCTGCCTATGTTGTTTTGGAAGACGAACTTGCCATACTGATCTCGCTCACCTTCACGTTGCTTTGCTATGTTGTATTTGATGCAAATGTGTGTGCCGTGGACGGGGTCATTGTGGACTGTAGCTTCCTTTGTGTCTGAACCATTGGGCCATAGCAAGAGAATAATGTCTGCGTCGTTCTCGATGTCCCCGGAATCCTTCAAGTCGTATAGAGTAATACCTGTCTCACGCTTGGCTCCCTCTCTGTTCACCTGCGCCAAGAGAATGACTGGTAGGTTCAGCTCCATAGCCATGAGCTTGATCTGGTGGCTAACCTCTGCGATACCGTCGTGCTTCTTGAGCTTGGTGTTCCAAGGGACTAGCTGTAGGTAGTCTATGACTATCCATTCGATGTTATGTTTACGCTTATACATACGAGCACGTGAACGCAGTTCGTCTATGTTTCTAACGTAGTGCTCTGTAAAGATGGGGGCGTTCTCTACTCTCTCAGTAGCATCCCACACTCTCCTTTGTTTCTCTGGGGATAGCACACCCTCTTGGAACTGGTTGAGGTTCACAGCAGAGCAGGTCTGTATCATGCGCTTTGCTAGGCTCTTAGCCTGCATCTCAAAGGAGAAGTATAGACCAGGCTTGTTGTGGGTCACGCCATTCTGCAAGGCTACGTTCAAGGCTATGCAGGTCTTACCGCAGGAGGTAGGAGCCGCAACAACCATTACCTCCCCGTTGGCTATGCCACCAGCACTGAGCTTATCGTCTAGTTGTTTGATCCTAGTTGGTAGGGCGAAGGTGCTGTAGGTTCCCTCTGCCATCTTCTTGAAGTCTTCACGTAGGGACTCAGCCGCTGATCTAATTGAGGGGTCATCAGCGGAGCCGTTGTCTAGTGTAGCAGTAACGGATCTCTCGATGTCGGCAATGATAACGTCCGGGTCTTGGTTCTCTGTGGCTGCTTCAATCGCGATGCGTGATGTACGAATAATCTGACGCAACTTAGACTTCTCTTTTACAATCTTGGCATGGCTTACTATTTGAGTAGAGCTACTAGCCTGGCTCTGTAGGTGCATTATGGTGCTCAGTCCACCTGCTTCCCTGTCTGTCCCCTCACGCTTTAACAACTCATCAAGTTCAAGCTCAGAGAACTCTTCACCAGAAGAGCACAGCTTGGCTATGCCCTTGAAAATTATCTTGTTGGCGTTGCTGTAGAAATCGTCTGCGTTGACGATGGTGCTGATGCTGTCGTAGGCAACATTGTCCAACAGGCAACAGGCTAGCAAAGCCTCTTCTGCTTCTAAGTTGTGAGGTTGTTCCATTACTCTTTAATTAGTCCAGAAAGGATGCCGCGTCCAACGGTTTGTTTAGCTTCAGAATAAAACTTGGCTATCGCTATGTGCTGATCCTGGGTATACTTGTCGTGGATCTCTTCAAGGATGTTTTCAGCACTCTGTAGGATAGCTTCTATCTCTTCTTCTTTTCCAACTATATCATTCATTGGCTCCAGTGCTTTGACTATCTGGTCCAAGAAGCGTTTTCGGGGACTCATGATGATGCGGAAGTGGTCTATGTAGTCTAGTTCTTTCATGGCTATGATTTAGTTAGTTCAAGTAGTTGGTTAGATTTATCAATCATTGCGGAAGCACGTTCGTTCATGTCTTGCACCCAACCTGGTTTATGTGAGATTGGCCTGTCATCAACGCAGTTGCCAAACATTTGAGAGTCCCGGAGAACCATTAGTCCTGTTATGGCGTGAGCTATGTGATGCTCCCCAGAGTCTGGGTCTAAGTCTTCGCCCTCATACCAAGCGGTCATGTGCCGCCATACAGCATTGTAGTAAACTGATGCCCTAACGCCAGCGTAACGCCAGTTGTAAGCACCATACTTCAAGTCTCCGTGTAATTTAACCAAGCCACATTCCATTAGAACTGGTGCTGGTAGACCAGACATTGGAGCCTTGCGCATACCAATCATGTCTTTGGGGTTTGTTTCTTTAATCATAATGTAAGAAAGCCCCACCCCCGAAGGGGAAGGGCTATCAGGTATGCCTAGAAGGGGTCGGCGACAACGGCTGGCTCTGAGTAAACTACTTCTGGCTCACTCTCTTCCTCTTCCTTGTCCTCTGTGGGCTTCTCTACCTTGAGGTAGGAGGACAAGTATTCTTGTAGTGTGCCATCCATCTTGTCTGCCTGGAGTGCAGCTTCATTGGACAGTGTGTTAGATACAATGTTGAAGACTGGCTTGTTGAAGGTTACAGCACCCTTGCGGTCTTCGACTGCATCGGTAACTGCTACTACAATGTCTCCTTCTAATTTGTTGGAGCCACCTGCCTTGTCCTCAAAGTCAATCCATGCGGTAAGAGCACAGCCCTTGAGCTGAAAGTTAACAAGCTCGTAACCCTCGCCAACCTTGGCCATAGCGTAGACAGACTTGGTGAACTTAACACCATGCACAGTCTTTACCTCAGACCAGATGCCGGAAGCAACGATGCCATCCTTGTTGCGGAGAGTAAGTTTGTCTCCTACGGTATACACTTCGTTAGCCCAGATTGCGCTGTTCTTCCTATCGTCCCATCCCTTGGCGGTAATGAGTTGATCGAGGATAATGAAACCTGTGTCCTGTGGTAGTGTTTTAGACTCTTGGGCTTCCTTATCGTAAAACTCCCATGCGGAAGCTTGTGTGTTCCATTGAAGGAACTTGGTGGCAGGGTTTGATGACCCCGTTGATCTTGGTTTTGTTCTTGACATAATGTTATTGGTTAATGATGGGTTGATGTTGAAGGATTGTGAATAAGTAATCAAGCTTTTTCTTTGTTTTTCTTTCGCTCTGCATTCTCTGCCTTGGTCTTAACAGCGTGGCACTCCACACAGATAGCCTGGAAGCCATCTATCTCACAGAACAGTCTGGCTATGAGCGCGTCCCAGTTGTCAAAGCCGGTGACCGGGACGATGGGGTCAATGTGATCTGCTCTCATGTCTTTGGCTGGGAATAGTTCCCCGCAATCAGAGCACTTGTGCAGCTTACACTTGCGCCCTGTTGCGGGGTTTACACCATCACGAACAAAGGCAGAGCGGATAGCTTCATACTTAACAGGCCATTGAGCACGACGTAGTGCTGACATAATAAAGCTCCTGTAACGAGCCTTAGTCCATTGACCTGAGTTGTATGGCTTCTCTACTTTCAATTAAGACTAGGGTCAAAGGGTTCGGGTTCTAGCTGACGGATGAAGCATGGGGTTCCTTCTCCCATCCAAGCTCCCTGTTGGTTGTATTCAAAATACTCTACAGCCTCTTCGTAATCCATGTCCTGGCTCATCAACTTATTCAGAACCTTGTCTCTGTCGTAGCAGATGATAGGCGGCTGACCAATTCGTTCTACGACCCCGGCGATGCAATCGTCGAAGCCATCCATGATTAGTGCTTCCCCCAGGTCTTCCATGCTACCCTTGCTCCTCCATGTCCATGACGTAGCCAAGGGCTTCTCTTACAGTTTCAAATCCTTCTGCAACTCCTGTAAGTTGCTGACCATTAGGAGCATATATGGCAACGCATCTGTGCTCGTTCTTCGTGACCTCTCCCTTAGCTGCAAAGAAGCAGTAGGTATAGCCTTGGTTATCTATTAAATCTAAGAGATCGCTGTCGCAACGCGGAGTCCTTTGTTGCAATGCTCTGGTGATATCAGCCACTCTAACATAGGGATGTGGGCTGCCAACTTCTCCATACTGCAAACGCTGTAGTGATACATCGTCTACGTCTAGGGCAAAGACCTCCGTGTAGGGGTCGATCTGTTCGGTGCTTACTTTTATTTCATTCATTTTTATACTTGGTTTATGGTTTAAACTTCAACTCCACGCATTTGCATGATAGAGATGAGAGCCTTTTTTCTATTTATTCTTTTCTTTGCGTTCTCTTTCTTAAAAAAATCATTCATACGGGCAACATCTGGATCAACTGGTTCATTGAACAGTTCCTTGACCTTAACGCGTTCATCAAACGTCATATCCTTAAACTTCCTGTTGCGTAAAGCTTTGAGTTTTTCCGTGGCAGCTTTTTGTTTTTCTGATCTCATCTTTATACCCTTATGCTTAGGTTGGCAAGGGCATCTTTGGTTCCCTCGATAAGTTCTTTGGCTGGTATCGCATTGACGGCCTCCAGTCTGTCCTTGAGATCATTCTTCTCCTGGGTCAGGTCCTTGCGTTGCTCCGTCATTCTTTCGATGCGGTAGGAAAGAGCGCGTGACTCTTGGCGTATCATATCTATGCGCGTTTGTATGCGCTCGATGTTGTCTTGTTTTATATCCATTTTATTCTAGGGTTGGTATTGTTTTTACTATGTCTGTAATGAGATCGTTTTCTAGGAGTGCTTCCGGCAATGGTTTCCTCCATATGGTCACAGTATTTAGGCAAGCATAATACTGGTCAAGAGAAAAACCTTCCTTCTCGTAAATATTTTTAGCCTGGTCTGGAACACTCAACTCAGGGTCTCCATACTTCTTAATAAGTTTCTCTGCTTTCACCTTGCCGATACCCTTCATGCCCTCGATGCAATCAGTGCTATCACCCATGAGTAGCTGCACTAGCCAGTTGTGGTCCGCTTCCTCTTGGCTTACATAGGTTGGCCAGTCATCCTTGTCCCAGTTATAGTTCCACCCGGGCACAGACAACATATCTTTATCTATGCTACATATAATAGGCTTCTCTATCTTTCCATTGGTAGCAATTATGCCTAGTAAATCATCAGCTTCTAGCTGGTCATGCTGATACCAACGCTCCGCATACATCTCTTTCATAGCCTTGCTCAACGGGTCATACAATGGCGGCTTTGCTCCACGGTTTCCTTTGTAGTTGGGATAGAGTGTCTTACGATAGTTGTCACGACCAGATACTACGAGGTAAAAATCAGATGCCCTGCATCCCATGACACATTGATCAATGGCTTGTCTACACATTGCCTTTAATGTGATTAAACCTGTTCCCTCGGTCTCTGCTTTAGCGGCATGTTTGAATAGTATAATTTCTACATCCAGCAGGGCAGTTTTCTTATCAGTTTTTTTATTCATGTATAATATAGTGGATGAATTAATTATGGGGTCAATGCTTTTTTTAGCCTCGTTCAAATTAGAGTTGCTTCTCGTTAGACATAGGTTCCCCATTACTGGTCAAACCTATGCCTGGTAGAGCCTCAAATTATGAGTGTCCCCGCCTTCAATAGTGCCCCGGATCGTCGCGCATGGTAGGTCCTGTATTACGCTAGCCGTGGCCGTTCCTGCATTGCTGCAAACCTTTTATACATAGCCGGGTTTCGGTCAAGCTATGCAACCACTTACTCAGACTTGGGCTAACCTGTGAGGCCGCTTGCTCCGATATACTGTAAAATAAAAAACCTCTCTTCCATGTAGTGCTGAAAGAGAGGTTTTAAAACGATCTGATCCGTCACTACACGGCATATATAAAAAACTAATATCCATTGTAAGTGATCTGTCAAGTGTCTTTTATTTCCTCAATATTTAGAATGATTATTGATACGCCGATACGCTTCAGCTTGTAGCCTTTACTCTTATTGCCTACAGCTAGATGCTTCAATGCCTCATCCTCCGTATGGGCGTGCTTTATGGCTCCGCATTCGTTGGGCATATCTCTCCTGGTATATGAGATTCTGTAGCAACTCACCTAGTCTTTGCAGTATGGCCTTGCGGCGTGATACCCCTCTTTTATTAGCCATCTGCGAAAGCTCCCTCTATCTGCCCCGCCTTGCTCTGCGGCCTCCGATAGGTTGCAACCTGTTTCCTTCCATATTTTTAGCGACCGTGCTCTTGCGTCAGCGGTTTCTTGCCTTGTCGATCTGCCCCCCGTGCAATGGTCAAGGATGTCCCCTGCCTTCATTAGCATTTCCATTTTATCCCTGAAGCCCTCGATACATTGCACCGCGCTGGCTTTTGACTCCGATGTTGAACTGATATGTAGCATATTTCCGGTAATGCACCCTCTAAGGGCTTCTAATGCCCCTAGAAGGCGTTTTGATTGTTTGCAAGGGTGTTACCCTTAGATTGATATTGTAAGCCCTTGTAGAGCCTCTGAGTGTCGATTCCTTGTGCAATGACTGGTGGTTTATCCCATTGCAATGGCTAGCAGTATAAGTATTACGCCGCCCAGGATGCAAGCGAATAGTATCATCGCCGCTTCCGCTTCTCTCTCACTATTTACAAGCTTGTGCTCGTTCACGATTTGTTCTTTTGTTTTTTTCATAATTATAAACACTCCTCTGGGTGAAGGGTTATTGCGTCGAACTGTGGATGTTTTTTGAACGCTTGCTGTAATTCAATTAGGTATGGGCTGACTTTAGTGCAAGACAATACATCTTCTTTTTCAACGCAATATACGATCCAGTCTGGATCAGAGCCGACATCTTCGATCCAACCTATATTTGAGGCTTCAGCCCACTCTTCGAAGTCGTCGCAGGCCGTGCCTGCTAGGTATGTGATTTCTTTTGTTTCCATTTTATATACTTTCTATTTTTGTTATTATTATTCGGGGAAAAATGCGCTCATTGCGTCGCTGATACCCTGGCCATTTGCGCCGGCCATCATTAAAGCATAGCTAAAAACGAGCGCAAGCTTTCTATTTCCCTTGCTCAGTTTGCTGATCATGGACCCATACGCGCCATAGTGGTTTCGAGTTAGGGCCATGCCGCTTTCTACTTTCTTTACGAATGGCGCGAAGTCTTCGGCCAAGTCTAGCACTAATTCGCGTTGCGTCTCATTCATGTTGACTAGGCTCATGATTTAGCCTTTCCGTCTACGACTACGAATTGAAGCTTGCCGGCCTTTACCGCCGCGCGAAACAATTCTTTTTCTTTAAACTTCGCTAGGATTGCACGTGCTCGCTCGTTTTTATCTGTTATTTTCTTATTCATTTTTATATACTTTCTATTTGTTTTTTTAGATCGTCCAGCGCATCGAGCGCAAGACTAAAGTGATACCAGTCACCGGTTTTTTCAAACTCGTCCAGGTGTTGCAAGACTTCATCTATTAACTGGCCTTGCATTTTAGTGGACCCCGATACCAATTGTGATTTGATCGAATGACTTGGACCCGCAAGCATGCTCTCCACTTGGTAAGCAATTGCCACAATTGCCGGGACAAGCGAAAACTTTCTTGCTTCCCGTCAATGCTTTCAACTTTTCCCTGACTGCTTTGCGATAGGCATTTGAGCCTGGCTTATCTTTGCCTTGATAAGACTTTTGCTGTATAAATTGCTTTTCAACCGGCACGGCG